AGAACTGAATAGTACGCGCGCTTCTCTCCATCGGGTACGTCGAATCCAACGTAGCCGAGGAGCACAAGCGCGCCGATCACGCGCTTCATCTGCGCCTTCGTCCCAGTGCACGCGACATTGAGCCAAGTATTAGATTCCCCTAAACGAAGTTTGACGTCGAGCCCTTCCAGCGCGCCCACCACTCGGGCTAGCCCTCCTCGATTCTCCAGTCTCCAGTCGTAATACTTCGCCACCTCTTCATCGCACTTACTATACAGTTCGTCGACAGTCACAGCAATCTCCTCAGGTAAGCAAACAATAGTATACCGCTCCGCTTGCACAGAGCCAAGGCCGTGTGGTAAACTCGCGAGTATGGATTCCCAGTTCCAAGACCCAATAGATCTGGACGTAGTCGTCGAGGAATTCGGCGTCATGGGACAGGTTTTCTCCGAATTTGCAGAACAGAAAGAGCTGATTAAGAGACTCCCCCGAAGGGTATTCGACCGGAATCGCGTACTAGAGGCTCTGGATGAAGCATTTGAACTCATTGGAGGCGTACCGCGTCTGTCCATCTGGGCGCACAGGAATCCGAGCAAGTTCTATCCGCTCTGGCTGAAAGCAGCGGGGCAGAAGGTTGAGGTTAACCACTCAGGTGAAGTCATAATCCGTCCCGCGATTCCGCGATCCCCCCTCGACGGAACCTGCACTGAGGTCTCTCCTTCTGCCCCGCAGTTGATCGATAATGGTTGAGATCGTACAGAACTACGTTCCACGCGAACAATTCATGCCGTTCCACGCGCGATCGGAGCGATTCAGCGCTATGGTCTGCCATCGCCGCGCGGGCAAGACCGTTGCATGCGTCAACGACATGGTGGCGAAGGCGATCTACAACGAACGGAAACGCCCCGTCTACGCTTACGTCGGTCCACTGCTGAAGCAGGCGAAGAAGGTCGCGTGGGAATATCTGAAAGAATACACCGACGGATTGACTGATAAAGTCAACGAGTCGGAGTTGTACGTTCGGATGCGGCATAATCAGTCCACACTGTGGATCTACGGGGCGGATAACCCGGATTCTGTCCGTGGGCTGTACCACGACGGGGTTATCCTCGACGAATTCGGCGACATGCACCCGAAAATCTGGAGCACGAACGTTCTTCCCACTCTGTCGGACAGGCAAGGGTGGGCGGTATTCATCGGCACTCCGAAAGGGAAGAATCACTTCTACAAGATATTCAAGCGGGCGATGACTGAACCGGGGTGGTATCAGTTCATGCTCCGCGCCTCGGAGTCCGGGATCATTTCAGCAGCCGAACTGGCGCTGATGAAGCAGGAAATGGACACGGAAGACGAGTATCTTCAGGAATACGAGTGTTCGTTTGAAGCCGCCGTCATGGGCAGCTACTACACGAAGATTCTCTCTGCTCTCGAGGCGAAGGGTCAACTCAGTACGAACGAAGCAGATTACGATCCACAGTTCCCTGTGTACGTTGCCGCCGACCTCGGAAAGAGCGACTCCTGCGCGTGGTGGTTCTGGCAGACTCGCCCTAACGGAATTGCAGTCATAGACTACTACGAAGCGGACGGGCAGGAGGTAGATCACTACTTCGACATGCTCGACAATCGCGGGTACGCGAAATATGGTACGATTTGGCTCCCACATGACGCACGAGCCAAGTTCCTCGGCAGCCGCCGCTCGGTGGTCGAGCAATTTCTTCAGGCGGGATACCCAATCAAGGTCATCCCGAAGCTTGATTTGAAGGACGGCATCGCCGCAGCACGTAAAGTGATGCCCATGTGCTATTTTCACCCCCGCGCGGCGGATGGCGTGGAGTGTCTGCGCGAGTATCACCGCGAATTTGATGAAGAAACTAAGGCGTTTCGCGACAAGCCGCTGCATAACTGGGCCAGCCACGGGGCTGATGGGTTCCGATACATGGCTGAGGTCGTCGAGGACCCGTCGAAAGCCCCTAAGCTGATCGAAGTGGTCAGCGCCGCCGATTTTGCTCCACGATTTACTCTTGAGCAGTTATACAAGATGAACAAGCCGTCTGCTCGCAGCTTACGAAGGATGTAACATGTCTGATTCCGAAGTTGAAAAGACCCCCGAGAATCCCACTAGCTGGGCGGCGTACTGGGCGCGCGAATTTCAGGGGGCTGACGAAGGATTTAAGGATTTCCACAAGAAATCTAAGAAGGTTGTCAGTAAGTTTCTCGATGACCGCAATGATGAAAAGGGCGAGGGCATCGTAACGACGCGGCTTAACCTTTTCTACTCGAATATTACGACCCTGCGTGCGATGCTGTACGGAAGATTACCTAAGGTTGACGTCGACCGTCGATTTGCCGATGCAAACGACGACGTGAGTCGAGTTGCCAGCGTTATTCAGGAGCGAATGCTGAATTTGGACATTCAGAACGCGGGGGAAAAGTATTCGAACGTGATGCGCACTGCGCTGGACGACCGACTACTCGTAGGGCTCGGGGAAGTACGTCTGCGCTATCAGTTTGAATCCGAGAAAGTTCCAGCAATCACAGACCCCACGACTGGGACGGTCGTTGCGCCGGAATCGGAGCGAATTAAGGATGAATGGGTTGATGAAATCTACACGCACTGGCAGGATGTGAAGTGGTCCCCCTGCCGCACGTACCCAGAGATGCGCTGGAAGGCATATCGTGAGTACTTGTGCCGTTCAGAGCTCGTTAAGCGGTTTCCGGAACTTGGGGGGCAGGTACCGCTGAGCTCTAAGGGTCCGATGGCGACGGTCAGCGATGGCGCGGGGCTTGATAAGAAGGTACAGGATCAGGCTGAGGTGTGGGAGATCTGGGATAAGGAACATCTTAAGACGTTCTGGTACGTCAGTGGTTTCGATAAGATCCTCGACGTAAAAGATGATCCACTGGAACTTGAGGATTTCTGGCCCGGTCCGGCTCCGATGCTTGCGAACTGCACGTCTAGCAAGTTGATGCCCCGGGCAGACTACATCATAGCGCAGGATCTATATCAGGCGATCGACGAGCTTGAGACTCGGATTACGATCCTTACCGACGCTGTGAAGGTAATCGGCGTCTATGATAAGAGCGCTGAAGGCGTTCAGAACATGATTAAGGAGGGGGTTGATACTGACCTCATCCCCGTTGATAACTGGGCCATGTTCTCAGAGAAGGGGGGCATCAGTGGGGTTATCGACTGGATGCCAATCGAGGCGATCGTGGAAGCGATCATGCAACTGACTCAGAAACAGGAACAGAAGATCGCGCAGTTGTACCAACTGACTGGAATGTCGGATATTATGCGCGGGCAGGCTACTGATTCTCGTGTCAGCGCCACCGAGCAGAGTTTGAAGGCGAAATTTGCCAGTATCCGCGTCCAGGCGCTTCAGGATGAGTTCGCTCGGTTTGCCAGCGATATGCAGACGATAAAGGGCGAGATTATTGCGAAGCATTTCCAGCCAGATACTATTTTGCGACAAAGTAACATCCAAGCTACCTATGACGGCCAGAACCAGCAGCTTGTTCAGGCCGCGATTCAGCTTATTAAGAACCCGGAAGTTGCGAAGTTCCGTCTCGTGGTGCGGCCTGAAACTCTCGCAATGGCGGATTACGCACAAATTAAACAGGATCGTACTGAGTTCCTCAATGGTATGGCGACATTCATGCAGTCGTCGGCTCCGCTACTACAGATGGACGCCGGAGCACTTCCGTTTCTTCTCGAGATGTTGAAGTGGGGGTTGGCTGGATTTAAGGGGGCAAACGAGATTGAGGGTGTAATTGATCAGATGATCGCTCAGAAGACCACTGAGATGCAGCAGTCGCAGGGACAGCCGAAGCCTCCGTCCCCCGAGGAGATTAAGGCGCAGACAGAGAAAAAAATGATGGAAATGAAGATGCAGATGGAACAGACCAAGCATCAAATGGATATGATGCGTGATCAGCAGAAGATGAAAAACGAAATGATGATGGCGCAATTCAAGATCCAGGCACAGCAGGCTGCTGACGGTATGAAGCTCGAACAGTTACGGAAGGAGTTCGATTTGAAGATGGCACAGCAGAACGCTGAGTTCGAACTTGAAATGAAAGTTCTAGATGAACGGTTGCGTGCTGAACGTATCGCGGCTGACACTGAACGACAGATTGTCGAATCGAAGCATCAACAGACAATGCAACATAGTGAGCAGACACATAGACAAGCGATGCGGCAAGGACCAGCGAAATGAGGCGACGGTACGTATATGATGAAGCGACGAAATCAATGATCGAGGTTTCGATGGCTCCCGCGCGTCGTATTTCTGACAGCGCGATGATTATGCCCGATATCCCAGATTTTGTATCCCCGGTCGACGGTAGCGTGGTTCACGGACGTAAGTCGCTCGCCGAACACAACCGACGAAATAACGTCACGAATGCTGCTGACTTCACAAACGAATGGAAGCACAAAGCGAAAGAGCGTGCGTCGTTCTACACCGAGGGGAAGCACGATTCCCATGAGCGGAAGACGCAGATTTATCAAGCCATGAAACAACTAGAACGGAGACGATGATGCCTACTGAAGAGCCAGTTAAGGAAGAGACTACCCGCGACGCAATCGAGGCTGCCTTCGCCGCTGCCGAGCTACAGACTGATGCTGTAGATACTACGCCAGAAG